CGCCATGTCGGCTACGGCCATGGACTGGGTTGGCGTAGTGGCCTTAAGCTGCTCCTGGGCGGTCTTAAGTAATTCCTGGGTGGAGCGGAGTTGTTCTTGGGTGATACGAATTCGCTCTTGGGTGAATCGGAGCCGTTCCTGGGTGAATCGGAGCTGCTCCTTGGCGAAGCAAAACTGCTCCTGGGTAGGGATAAGCTGCTTCTGAGTAAAGCGGAACTGCTCCTGAGTGAATCGAAACTGCTCCTGGATGAAGCTGAATCGCCTCTGAGTGGCGTTAAGCTGCTTCTTCAGGTGACGCAGCTTGGCGAGCATCTGACCACGGCTGATGCCTACATACTCCCAACCTCCATCCCGTACTTGGGCTCGCTTCTTCTGCATTTGGCTGCTCTTTACTTTTGCTCCCATGGCTTAAAGTCGAGTCGTACCCTAGGCTCACTCAGGTGCTTGATTTATTTCGTCGTTTCAACCATTTAGCCGACATGGCCTCCAAGAGCTTTTCCAACTCGGCCTCGGCTTCGCCGGCCTCGTGAGCCATGTCCTCAGTAGGAACCTCGGACCCTAGAAAGACCCTGCTGGCAGTCAGGCACCTGTTGGCTGCCCTGGCAACAGTAACCAAGTCCTCAACCTTGGCCTCCAGCTCCTTGACTTTGGCTTCCAGCTCCTTGAGCTGGGTAAAACTGCCGATGCTGGTTCCAGTCATGGTGGGCTCAGCGACACCCTCGTAATCCTCAGCCATCGCAATAGTGCTAGGGTTGGGCATAAGTCGATGTCCTTTCTGGTGTTTACCTTGCTCTGGGATTTACTTCCACCCTACTTATAACGAACTGGCACCCCGTTCATCTCAGCCGGAAGCCTGTCAGCTCGGAGCTTGCTGCTGACCCCAACTTTGGGCTTGACAACAAGCACGAACCCTCGGTCCGTCAGGACCAGAGAGCAACTCTCCATCACTGGACCGAAACGTTGAAACAGCGCCTTCCTTGCCTCGTGCGCCTGCTCGACGGTAACCCTCATGTCTGCTTCCTCCCAATGAAAAGGCCGCCCGGTTACCCGGACGGCCCCAATATATCAGCCCGGAGGTACCGGGGCAATACCGTCGATGGTACTACGGGAGGTCGAGCGCCGACGGGTCCTCGGCGTTGGCAGTAGACTCGTCGTCAACAAAGATTCCAACGAAGGTCACAGTAATCTCTTCGAGATTTCTTGCACTAATAGTGGTACTGTAACCGGTGGGACGAACGTCGCGGAAGACTGCGATGTTTTTACTTGGATTTTGCCTATCGACGATAGTGAGGGTAAGGTACTCGTGCTTCAGGAGGTCCTTCAAGTTCGGAACCTTCCCATCAGCATGAGGGCCGTGGTCGATTACGCGCCATCCGGAAGCGGTGATTTGCACCGGCTCCTGGGCCGTGTAGTCAATCTCCGCTGGGCTGTACCGGCCGAGGATGTACGCGGGCTGCGCGTCATAGGTCAGACCATAGCTGACGTTGTTGAAGATTCCCAAGTACTTCGCTTGTCCTGTTGCCGGGTCCAAAATCCCGAACTTCGCTCGGGCACCGGACATTACCTTGGGGGCTGCCATACTTGTTTCCTCTCATGAGTGAGCGAGTTGCTTAGCTCGCCCGAATAGGGTTAAGCCGATTGCTGAACTTGAGAAACAAGGAAGCTAATCGGGATGAAGTAGATTGCACCCGCGAGCTTGACTTCCAACGACACAATCATAGCCGTGCCGCTGATTTTGATGGAAGCATTCCGGAAGCCCCTCGGGGCGTCATCCGATGGAGCGATGAGTTTCAAGCGGAGGAAGTCCGCCATAATCGTCTCCAGGAAGGCCATAGCAAGCGCCGCATTCACGTCCGCCACCGACTGGCCGACGAAGGCGTTTTCCATGCGCTGAGCCGTCGTCATCGCAATCACATCAGCCACATAGGTAGCCTGGATGGAGTTGAAGACGAAGTTCGAGTCCTTCCCGTAGGTGGTCTGGTCGCTGACCCAGTACCAACCGCCGGTCTCCGCCTTACGGAGCGGCAGAAGGCCCGAGAGGAGCGCATCCTCCACTTGGGTGTCATCCTGGTCGTCGAAGTCCTTCGCCGCCTGGAGCGCACCGACAATGTTTGCGTACTTCCGGACGATGGCCTTGTAGAAGCCGGCCGCCTGCATCCCAGCCGCAACTACAGCACCCATCCAAGGCTGGTACTGCTTGACTGAACCAGAGGAATCCAGGTTGCGGACATCCTGGAAAGTCATCGAGCAGCGGAAGCTGGCCGTATTGGCTGCCGCCTGACGGGCATTGGCAAACGTGTCCTTACGAGACAGAAACGCTTGACGATTCCGCCGGCGCTTGAGCGTACTCATCTTCAGCACGTGGCTGCGAACCGCTGCATTGATGGCGTCGATGGTGTAAGTCGAACCGGTCTCGGTGAGGTTGTCAGCTGCGTCAAGCGAGGCGTCACGCGAGAACAGAGGCACCAGGAAGTTGCCCTGCACCTTCTCAAGAGCCAAGAGCGCCGCCGAGACATCTGCGTCGCTGGTGGTCCCCTTGGTGCCGCCTTGCAGATAGGTCACAGCCGTAACCGGCTTCGGAAGACCTGCGTCGGCCTGCTTGACTACTCCAGAGGCGTCTTGCAGTTGGACGAGCACTGACTCGCCATTCACCTTGTTGAAGAACCGGAAGGCATCAATTTTCAGCCGTCCGGGCTTCTCTCCGAACTCGCTCGCCACACCCATGCTGGCTACGTTGTCGAGCGCGGTCGCTGGGAGCTGCCCAAGAATCGCGGTGCCAACCTCGGCCTTAAATCCGGGCCGGCTGTTGATGAACGTCGCCACATCCTGAATCGTCGGGAAGTCCTTCAAGTTCAGGCTGATGTTCGTACCAGAGCCGCCTGTAACGGTAATCGTCAAGGTGTTGTCGTTGACGGCCATGACGGCAGTGGTGCCGGTGTACCCGACCTTCAGCGCAATCTCACCGCCAGCCGACAGCTCTTCCTGGATGTTGTCCTTCTGACGGTTGGCCTTCAGCGTCACCGCATATTCGGATGCACTGGTCAGGAGCTTCGGGGCCCCGGCCTTAGACACCCAAGACACCTTGGTGGTGTTCAGAGCATAGGCCAAGTTCGAGAGGAGGTCCGTCGCCGAGGTCAGCTCGGCAATCTCCAAGGACTTGCCGACGCCTGCGATAGGGTCGCCAGCCTCCAAGGTGATAGTCACCGGGGACCACGCCTGCACGTCAGTGGTCGCAAGCATGGGGGTGCTTGCCACGTTCACAGGAGCCGTCAAGGCACCGGGGGTGCCGGAGGCGTCCATGAGCTTGGTGGCAACGATTTGGTTGGTCGTAGCCGACACAACCACGTAGGACCCGACATTCGCCGAACCCGCACCCTTAATCGCGGAAGTCGATGGGATGTACAGGGTGTCGCCAACGACAGGGACAGTGCCGTCCCAGGTGCTGTCGTAGTCGATTTGGACCGTGTTCCCGCCAATCACCGTCAAGGAGAGGTTGCCTTCGACGTTGCTGAACAGGCCCCGTGAGACGCCGCCGGTGGCCGACACGCCAGGAAGCGCATCCACAGCCGTAGCAAACGCCGTCGGAGTAGTGAGCGCGCTAAGGTTCAGCACGCTCTTGGCGCCACCATTCACACGAATCGCCACGTCCACTGCACCAATCGGCAACAGCCAAGTGAAGGCGCCAGTAGTCGGCAGAACCTCAGGGGTCTTCTGCTCCAAAGTAAAGTAAATCAGGTTACCGGCCTTGCCGAAGCTCTTGTCGGCAAGAGTCCGGTACGGATTGCCGTTGTGGAGGGTGAGAGGTGCCGTTGCCTTGGTGCTGTTGTTGGTTTTGACGAGGATAATCCGCGAAGGCGAACCCACAATGTTCGGGTCGTTCGCCGGAGCTGCCGCCGCCCGAAATGCATCCACAAGCGGACCACCCTGGTACTTCGCAATCACAGACGCAAGCTGGTCAGGCCCAAAGGCGTTAGCCTGGAGCGACTCCTCCTGGTCAAACCTCGGGCCCGCATCAGCTTCGCCCACCAGCATGATGACGCCAGTCGTCGCCAGCCCGCTGTTCGCGGTTTCGACCTTGAGTGAGGCTACGGCTTGCGGAATGACAAGCGTGCCAGCCTCAGTAACGTAACTCTGCGCCATGTGTCAGTCTCCCAACTAGGTTGAAGATTAGGTGCCGATTGCCAATTTAGGAACACTGGCCCATGTGTTCAGGCTTTTTACAAAGCACACACTGACCCAAGGCCTTCTTCAGGTCAGCAATTTCACTTTTGGACTTTCCAAAGGCAGGCTTGGCCGCATGAGGCTTCATACCGCCCACCGCTGGAGCTGCCGGCTTCGGCGCCGCCAGCGGCGACATGAGCTTCACGCCAGCTGCCTGAAGCTTCGCCTTGCCTGCCGCCAGATGGGCCAGACCGAACTTCGGCTTCGGGGCCATGCCCTCACCGTGCTCGGGTACCCCTTCGCCGGCCCACAGGTCAGGACCCTTATCAAGGACAGGTGGCTTGGTTTTTGCGCCGGACGAAGCCTTCGATGACTTGGGCGCACGAATTTTAACGCCGTTACCCTTAGCTGGCTTAGCCGGCTCCTGCTCCTTAGCAGCCAGCTCCTCCTTCATGACTTCATCGCCGGACTTCTGAGATTCGCCCTTCTTGCCACGACCGAGCTTCTTG